AAATTTTCAGTTTTATTCTGTTGCTTTCTTTTTTATCCTGGCGGGTCGGGGGGTGGGGTTCATCTCCACGTGTGGTAACACAGACAACACACTCGCTCTGTCATGTCTGTTCTCTTCTGTTCTCTTCTCATTCCTGCTGTTCAACCTGGGCACCGAGATGAAGGTCGACGGTCCCGGCTGGTCGCCAGGACATTTGAAGTCAACATGACTTCTTCCCCGGCAAGTCGCACAGACCGACCGGTCCGTGTCGATCCCCTGCCACGAGGATCGCCTGGGAGCCGTCCCAGGTGCGGCCATCGGCTCCCCCGGTGGCACGCCCGGCAGCACGCCCGGCAGTCGGGCAACCCGGCGGCCCCGTCGCCCGGTCCGTTTTCGTTTTCGGCGTTTTCGTTTTCGGCGGCCCCCCCTTCGATATTTTGGATCGGACCCCAGGGCTCGCGCGTCCCTTGGTTATTAGTTATCCCACGTTCTCCCACGCGACATTTACGATATTGTTAACGACATTACAGATGATTGAGACACTGGATCGCAAAACCCCTCAACTGGACACCGAAAGCGTTGAATGGATTGCAGCTCGCGAAGAAAATCAAAAAAAATTTGATTTACCAATTAAGACGTTGCGCAACTACCGAGCCCCTTCGAAGGTCGGTCGCAAAAAACCCGATAAAATGTTCGGAATTGACCGCGACGGGCGACGCTGGCGACGTCAAGGAACGCCAGGATCAATGGTGTACTACTACGTTCCAAGCCTTCCGAAAAGCGTTGAATAAAGCGTTGAATCAACGCTTTCAACGCTTTGCTAAAAGCGAGGCTGCCCGTCTGTCGAAGGCATGGGGGAGGACTGATTAGGCGTCCCAGGGGCTCCTGTGGCGTCTTTCTGGAGTCCCTGGTGGAGAGATTGCCTGTAGGCGGTAGCCAGCTGTGTGGGCTTTTGTGGTGGCTGTATGGGGCAGGTATGTGCTTACCGTTCAACAGACGCCGTAGGTTGAAGTCAGGACCAGCGAGCAGCTGACATAACAAAACATAACAAAACATAACAAAACATAACAAAACCTCATCGTAATACGTTGTTGGCTATGAGTTTACAGGGGGCAACTTAATTGTCCTTGAAACTAACTCAGGAGACCAGCAATGACTAATCTTCTCTACGGCGCTGATATTGACCGTCGTATCTCATGGCCGGTTGGCCGGGCTGAGCGGATGGCCCGGCGAGGCGAGCTTCCCCACGTTCTGCTACCCGACGGATCTATTCGATTCCGGTGGCGAGATATTGAGCCGCTGCTGAAAGAGATTACGCACAGGGGCGACACGGGATATGTCTGCGCCCAGAGACCGCCCTGCCCCCCCGTGTCCGTGCAGCCTGGACGGCCAGGGCCTCCTGCACCGCCGCTGGCAAGAACAGATAACGTTTTCCGGCCATAAGACACGGCACTTTGCCGGAATCAGCTTGATTGCGCAACCAGTCTTGGGTCACGCCTAGCCGCCGCGCCATCCGCGCTAAAGACATTAACTCATTCATCAGACAAACCCCGTAGGTGAAGGATTGCCAGCCACATTAGCCAGCCAACAACCTTATTATGTGGGACGGGGTGTGCGCTAGAGGCGCGCTACGTGATGAGTTTCGTGCGCATTAAGGGTTTTTTTCGCACGATATGTGCGCGCTGTGCGCGCTGCAGAAACATCCGTTGACACAGGTGACACAGGTTGTTTCTTATTAGCCACCTTATATTTCACTTACACGCTTACTAATAACGATTCGTTTCTTGTAAGAATTTGGCCTTCGCGTGCTAATAAGGTCGTACCTGTGTCAACCTGTGTCAGAATTCTTCCGCTCATGAATCGTCGCAAGTCGTAATCCACGCTTCCGTAAACACTTAGGTTGTTTTCCTACCACATTTGCGACGATTGCGACGGACTTTCCGGGTAAAGGCGCCTATACGCGTTTGGAGAGATTAACCGGAATGTCCGTCGCAATCGTCGCATCGTCGCAACTCAGGTCGATTTCTGCAAATATCTGAATTTAAATTCATAGATTTCTGAATTTGAATTCATACTGAGCTACATGGGAAGAATGGATCGACCACCAGCAACGGCACATGAGCCTCTGTGGAGCAAGTGGATAGCCCAATGCCTGGGTGGCGAGTCAGAGCACCGCTTTTTCGATGGAAGCCGGGCCGATGTGTTGGCCGATGGTGTGGTATGGGAGGTAGAATGGGCAAAGAAGTGGAAAGAGGCACCTGGGCAAGCCATCCTGTACAGAGTGCTCTCTAGGAGCCTGGAAGGAGGTGTGATATTACTAACACGGCGAAAATCCACGGAGAAGCTCTATTATCTCCGCTGTTTACTGGTCTGCGAGCAGTCGAACCTCTTGCTCAGGACATGGGACACGATGCCAGGAGGCGATTGAGACCATCAGCAGGATCGGATTTTTGATATGATAGAGGCGTGCTGGATCGCCGGTCTTCGTTTAGCGTGTGGTAAGCCGACAGGCTGCACCCGACCCTACACGGGGGCCCCCACCCGCTTGGATTCCTAACGAAGTAGTTGGCAATGGTTTTATCGATGCCATTGTCTTCCTTTCGCGCCGGCGAACTTCCAGTGGGCTCGTCGATTCGGGAGGTGCTGCGGTTTTTGCCTATCTTTGACGCGGCACCACCCGGATCGGCTTCAGATAACACGCTCCTCGCATTACAATTGAGCAGGCAGGCGATATTGTTAGCGTGGGGCCCACATATGATTCGATCTATCCAGAGTCACACCCTGATGGTCCGAGGAGATGCTGTGAATGCCGCTCATGATGATCATGGCCCTAAAAAACTTCGGGAAAACACGGTCTTTGTCGTTGGTGACGTGTTCCAAGTGAGGGATACAAGTCCCAACCAACAATGGAGAGGAACCCTGGTCTTCACCCAGAAAGTCAATTCCTGGGGGATTCAGGCGTATCTGGTCCACCCTACACGTAGTGGGCTGCGGCAACGCGAATATGCCCGTTTTAAATGGAAAGAAATCACCTACGTCGGGAAATCCCCAGATCCAGAAATAGCGACTGAAATCACCCTGGACGAACGTTGACAACCAGTTTTGTTTTCAGTATCGTTAGTGAGCAGGTTCGCAAGCAGGAGTTTTCCGCTGAGAAAACAACGATGCAACCGATGTTCCCACCGTATCTCAAAAGGTTACCCTGGCTCAGTCAGTGGCAAGTCAAGAATATGTGCGCGTATGTCATACCGATACCACGAGATACCTTCGAATACTCCGAGGGACGCAAAGCGTATAGGGATCGCACAGCATACGCAAATGGCAACCGTAATGATCCAAAATGCCCTTATCCGACCGGAAATAGCGAGCGTGTTGGGTGGTACACTGGATGGTACGATGAACGTACTAAAGATCGGATCGGTGAATTACTGGAAAGAAATGGAATGCTATGGCCCTAGAACAACTCACAGAACGGCAGGGAGAGGTTCTGGAGAAGCTGAGAGAATCCACCGATTCCAACCGCTGTTTTACCACCATCCGCCAGCTGGGGGACGCTCTGGGGATCAATAGCCTTAATGGCGTCGTGCATCATTTGAAGGTGCTTGAGCGGAAGGGCTACATCACGACGGATAGTAATGTGCATAATGGTATCAGATTGACTTAGAACCTTCCGATGCGCCCATGGCCACCAAAACAATTACGGTCTGCGATACCTGCGGTACAGAGATGGCAGATCAAGCCGAAATCCTCATGGCCTTTGAAGATAAAGAGGTATGCGCCGAATGCTGGCGATTGCTGGATCGAGCCGCCAAACGGAATCATGTCGTGCTCTCCCAACAATTTGGCGAGGCATCTCAGCTGTTCGTCGACATACTTGAAATGTTCCGAAATATAAAACCCAAGGACTTCAAGGCAGCCTTTGGAGCTGATGCCGATCGTAAAAGACGAAGGCTCATATCTCTGACATCTCATCTGGATACTTGGGAATAGGAGAGCCGCGAAGACCCACCATGGCATCCGTCAGAATGACTTCCACGAAGAATTCGGCTGTTTCAGCCCAATGCCATAGGGATACCTGCTTGCGGATTGAATCCGCTAACACCTTCATCTGCCGATCATCGAACTTGGTCTCGCTTTCCAATGTTCCCGTAATGACTTGTTGACGAATGCGCAATGGATTTGGCATGTCCACCTCTTTCAGACACTCGTTAATAGACTCCATTACAGGCAGCTTTCCGTCTGTGGGACTCAGATCAGTAAAGACCTCGATGCGATAGTAGTACATTCGTTTAGACCTTTTCAGGGTTGCAAAAGGAACAAGTTAGTGGCGAATACATCCTGTCAATACTGCAACAAGACTTTGAACGATGAAGAACGGATCGATGGAGTGTGCCACGATTGCTGGAGCGGGATTGAAAACATAAAGGAACAAGATACCGACGAGGACATGGATGATTGTGAGGATACGGATGAGTTCGACGATTTACTGTCTGAAATCTGGGATATTGATGAAGATGATGATGAAGATGAGGAGGAGGATGATGAAGATACCGGAGATGTTAAATAATGCTTTCCTGTAGGCTTAAATGCAATACGTGCGATTCGGAATTTGATCAACCAGACAAGGATATATGCCATGCCAGCAAACAGCCGAGTCGGTCGTTGTGTTCGTAAAGTCAGCAAAACAAAAACAAAGAGAAGCGCTATCCGGATCTGCCAAAAGTCTACAGGACAGTCCTATCGAACCGGACGCAAAAGCAGGAAAAAATAACATGTCCACATTACGTTCCGTGTTGTGTGCCCTCGTTGTGCTGATCAGCACAACTTGCTACTCGCAAGATGAATTTGCAGACGACTGGTCCTATTACCAGAAGCCCTATCAATCCCGATGGCAGACCTATAACTATTACGATTATGGAACTGGCTATGGAGGTACGATCTATGGCTACGATTGGGGGAATGGATACCACAGCTACTCTACCCCAAGAGGCCGCTCATGGGATGTCTGGAGACCCAGTTTTAACTGGTAATATACTGGGCTTAGATCCTGGTAATTTGCAAAGCGGGTGGGTTATCTATGACCCACGAGAACTCAACGTTCCCTGGAGTGGAACTACACCCAATGAGGACCTGAAGACACAACTGGAAGTGTTTTCCGAAACCTGTTCTTTAATGGTTATGGAAACCATGCGGCCCCGTGGGATGCCCACAAGCCTTCAGGAAATGGAAACCCTGATCTGGTCGGGACGATTCATCGAAGCGTGGCACCGGCCGTACAGGATGGTATACCGAGACAAGGCGAAGCTGCACTTGTGCGGAAAAATGGCCGCCAAGGATACCAACGTCCGTCAAGCACTTATCGATCGGTTTGGTGGCAATGACATCGCCATTGGCGGTGAGCGATGTGCCAAATGCAAAGGAAAAGGCTGGTTTGGTGCAGGGCGTCCCGTCTGCCAGGAATGCGATGGAAAACAGTGGGCCCATCCGCCAGGATGCTTGCATAAAGTCAGTAGCCATAGCTGGCCAGCCCTAGCGGTCGCTCTCACCTGGATCGACCAGCACGAATGATGCGAGAACGCGTAATTCAGATGGTCCTACGCTAAACACAAGGAGGAGACATGATTTCCCATAATGGGCATAGTAGTCGAAAGATTGTTCCGTATTTGATTTACGTGTCGGATAGCCCTGATGGTGTCAAACCAGTAATCGTGTTCCGTAAAGGTAAAATGTACTATCGCGAGGGGGCCGAATACATTGCGACCAGTCGCTGTAGGTGTGGAGCGTGGTATCATCCAGAGTGTCCCGTCGCAATGCACCGTGCGAAATCCTTATTGCAACCAGCACCAGACGGTGAATTTTGGAAGCTGTCCGAGAGGCGTCACAAACGCTTGCAGTCGGATTCAAGAAGAATTCGACGATCAGCACGCTAGGAACAACGCAATGATAAAACAGATGACTGTCAACGAGTTTACCCGACGTTACAGATTTTTTCGCAAGCCCGTGCAGGAATGGGCTGAATCTACTGCCTCTGCTGTGAATGCCAATGGTGTTTTCGATGAAGATACAAACGAAGTACATACCGTCGTGCCCTATGCCCAAGGACAACATTGGCGGTTGTGCTTAGAACGCGATCTGGAGGATAAGGATCAGCTAGAGCCAGATCAGGTTATTTCAAAACCATGGCGAAAAGCTGCAAACAAGCTGTTTCAGAAAATGCGAATTACCAACGAAGTGGCAGAGTATCGTCGTGAAAGAATCCATTACTACCGTTCACGGAAAAACGGCGCGGGGTTCAGTGAAGAGTTGGCATGGTATGACATCTTTCAACGCTGGGAATCGGATCTGGAACCAGTCACCAGCGGGAAATATCATGCTGGAGATAAGCTGCTGCAGGAGCGAGCAGATCGCTTTCGAATCAGCCAGCCGTTCAATGCGGACGACGAAGATGCAATTGAAGAATTCGACCCAGCCAATACGGATATGCAGAGAGATGGATTATGGGTTTACCAAAACATCGGCGTTAAAAACGTAAAACCGAACGATGCACCAAGCCCAGGCGCGTGGAACCTGTTGGAGAATGCGAGGCGGAACCCAGATAAATTTTACAATCAATTGCTGCCCAAGTTAGTGAAGGATTTTGATGCGACTAATGAGGAACAGGACAAACAAAACGAAGAACGCAAAAATATCGATGGACTCCAGAAGGTGATCGATCGTTTCACCGAAGAACACGATCTCAAAAAAGAAACAACTTCAATCTAGTTGCTATTTCTCGTGTTCCTTACAAGGAGGTAAAAATGGCTGTTACGCAGGAACTGGACGCCAAATACTGGGAAGAGCAATTGGAACTTATGCCAGATAAGGTGGCAGAATTGGCGAGACAATTCCCGCCTAACCGGTTATACAAACTGCATCCAACCGGGCAGAGAGTAGAGGTCGTCTGCTGGGGAGAAGATCAATCAGTCGCAATTTTCTTGTCGGGAGAGTACAACCTGCTGACATTCGAACGAATCGTATTTGGCGTCATGCCAGAGTATCTGGAGGAGTGTGATCTGCCAGGACCCGAAGAAGTCACGGGCGCCTTGCTCACTACCGACGAGCAAATAAAAGATTACCTTGACAGGATGAAGGCTCAGAATCAAAGTGTGGGGGAAGATAATGATGGGGGGTGGACAGAGAACGCCCTCGAAGAAGGCGAATACGAACTGAACATATGTGGCGAGGATGGATCGGACAGCCTACCATTCCGAGGTGCGGGACTTTGAAATAAATCCGGATGAATATCCGTTTTATGCCCGCGTACCCACGAACATTCTGGAAAATCTGAAGTACCGGCAGCGTCTTCTGGACGAAGCGATCAATGATAAGGGGCTGCAGCGTGACCTGCTGGATATGTGCCGCCAGGACACGCTTTTCTTCGTAAATACCTTCTGCTGGCTGTTCGAGCCCCGTCCGCTGCCAAAGATCGTCCCCTTCGTAATGTGGCCACACCAAGTGCCCGTCTTCGTGGCCATGGAGCAGTCCATGGGCATCGAGGATGTGGGGCTGGAGAAATCCCGTGGAGAGGGGGCCAGTTGGATGGCCCTCACGCTGGTTTTCAAGTGGTGGCTGTTCAATGAGCTGTTTGCCTGCGGTCTGGTCAGTCGTAGTGAGGAGGCCGTCGATGACGAAAACGACCCAGATAGCCTCATGTGGAAGCTGGATTTCCAGATGAAACGGCTGCCCTACTGGATGAAACCGGGGCGTGGCGATCCCAAGGCCGTCATCCGACGCTCCCATGGCCATATCCTTAAAAATGTCACGAATGAGGCCACGATCGTGGGATACAGCGCTGTGGGTGACGTGGCCAGTGGGGGACGGAAAACCTGCTTCGTGATGGACGAAATGGCCAAATTCCGGGCTGGCAGCGATTATGACGCGATGAGCAGCACCCAATACGTCACCGAATGCCGCTACATCATTAGCACGTTCAAGGGGAATACTGGCGCCTATTACGACGCCCTCCGGGGCCCAAGCTCCATCAAAAAGCTGTTTTTGGATTGGAAAGATAATCCGACCAGAAATCAGGGGATTTACGAGGTTCAGCAGGGCAACCTAGTCATGCTGGACCCTATCACCAACCCATTGCCTAGCAATTACCATATCGAGTGTAAACCGCAGCACGAACAACTGAGAAATCGCGGGTATACCCTTGAAGGAACGATCCGCAGTCCCTGGTATGACAAGCAGTGTGCCCGCACAAACGCCACATCGGGCACGATTGCGGAGGAACTGGATCGCGATCCCACCAGATCCGGCACGCCATACTTCGACATCGAGGTCATCGAGCGGCTCCTGAAGGAGTGCCGCAGCCCAGTTCATATCGGCAATATCGACTTCACCAAGCTGGAAATGAAACCAGAGTTTATCGAAAACCCCCGAGGTAAGTGGAAATTGTGGTGCAAATTGGGGATGCCACGCAAACCACAATCAGATCGAGACTACACGCTGGGTATAGACATCGCGGCCGGGGGCGGCGGGCCTATGGCCAGTAACAGTGTGATTTCGGTCGTGGACAACAAGACGGGCCTGAAAGTGGCTGAATATGCCGATCCGTCTGTTTATCCCCATGATCTGGCTGCGCTGGCATACGCCACCAGTAAGTTCTTCAGCGGTAAAAGCGGCATGGCCTATTTGATCCATGAAAGTAATGGGACCACCGGTAGTCAGTTCAGCCGGGCAATCATGGATCTTGGCCATCCCCACCTGTTTTTGCAGTCTGACGAGATGAGGTTAAGCGGAAAACGCACGAGAAAGCCCGGTTTTCATAACCAGGGAATCGCCCGAGGTGTGCTTTATGGAGGTTATCGAGCATCTCTAGCCGATGGGACATTCACGAATCTTTCACGTGAGGCGTTAACCGAATGCAAGAGTTACGAGCACATCGGCCAAGACAAAATCGAACACTCGTCTGCTGCACGAAAAGGGACCGATCCCAGTGGCGCAGGCCACAATCATGGAGACCGATGTACTGCCGACGCTTTAGCCTGCCGTGCGCTTCGAGACTTTACAAAGCCACTCGATTCCGACGACGAAGAAGAAGATAAAGCACCTCCCGGCAGCTTCATGTGGAGACGCAAACAGTCCGAGTTGTCATCGAAGAAAGATGATTGGTGGTAGACTTGCTATTGACGCGATACTGTTAGCCTGCCAACATTCCAGTTAAGAAGGCTCAACTCAACTCAAGGAAACACAGATGGCAAATCCAGATTCGGCTGCTCATATGAGATCATTGGCTCGCGCGGCTGCCGATAAACAGGGCGGCACATTTCGGGAAGGTGGTGGTGGGCACTTACTGCCAGAGAAGTTCGATAAGAACCGAGGCAGTGATCGCGGCGGATCAAATTCCCCGAAGTCCCAAAACCCACACGGTAGTACACGGAAGATGAGCTATTGACCTGCTAAATCTCATTAGTTAGCAGGGTTCTATCTCTTAATAAATTCATAAACGGCAGCCTGATGTTACCTTGGCCGAGGTAGTGTCACGGTGGGCCAACAGACAAGCCACGGCAATGCGGTGCCGCATCATCGCTAATGCCGTGGCTTTTTCTTTGGCCCTAGCCGTTTTAACTAATCGCAAAACGTGAATCCAGAAAACGCACGAGATCGAGGGGAACTGCGGAAGTCCATGCAATGGTCTGCGAAAAAGTTGCGGCCATTCAGACGCTATCGTTATGAAGCGATGAAACAGTACGTCGGGAATAACTATAGCGATAATTCCATGGGCCACAAAATGCCATTGAACATGCTGGCACTGGCTGTTTCTGTGTACCAGCGTTACCTCGCACCTCCCAGCTTAGAAGTGCTTGTCACTACCCACGTCACCCGTCTCAAGCCGCGAGCGCTAGAATTCGAGATCGGACTAAACCATCTCCTGCGAGAAATCAATTACGTCCAAAGTCACCGTGAGTGCGTTATGGACGCTCTTTTTGGTATGGGAGTGATGAAAGTGGGTCTGGAAGTTCTCGATACCAAGGAAGACCTTGGCTACCTCCATGATTCGGGACAACCATTTGCCGATCCAGTGAGCCTGGACAATTTTATCCAAGATATGTCGGCTACGCGGCACGATAAGGTTGCATATATAGGAGACAAATTTCCAGTTCCCTACGACTGGGTTATGGAACAGGACTGGAACAAAGAGACAAAAAGCAAGTTAAAGACCTCGCAAGGCAGTGGCATTGATACCGAAAGCGGAGATTACCGTGCCGAACGACTCAGCCAGGGCAGTGATTACATGGCTGACGAGTACGAGAAGATGGTCTGGCTCTGGAATATATGGCTGCCACGGGAAAACCTTGTCACGATCCTCCCAGTAGAAGGTGATTTACCCCCTCTGGATACGAAAGAATGGACAGGGCCCGAGCATGGTATGTACCACAAACTCGGTTTCAACTCCGTACCAGACAGCTTGATGCCTTTGCCTCCCGTCAGCCAGTGGGTCGATCTCAATGATTTAGTTAATCGAATATGGCGGAAGCTAGGCCGTCAGGCCGAACGTCAAAAAACCAATCTTCTGGTAGCTGGGCCCGCTGCCAAGGACGGCAACAAAGTAATAAACGCCAATGATGGTGAAGCTATCTATACACAGCAGCCAGATGCGATGAACGAAGTGCGTTTTGGAGGGATCGACAATCAAACTCTGGGGTTCGCTCTTACGATCAAAGACAACCTGAATTATTTGATGGGAAACGTCGAGTCTCTAGCTGGGTTTTCATCACAGTCCGGCACGCTGGGACAGGACCGCATGTTGCACCAAAGCGCCAACAAGATGGTGGACGACATGCAGCAGATGGTCGCCTATTTCAACAAGCGTGTTATGAGCGATATGGCCATGTATATGTGGGAAGATCCACATATCAATCTCCCGCTTGTTAAACGCATTGAAGGATCAACCATTGAAATCCCTTTCAATTGGACAGCAGAAAGTCGAGAGGGTGATTTTATCGATTACAACATCGAATTTGAGCCCTATGCGATGAGATCCAGTACGCCTGGGGAAAGATTGCAATCTCTAAATCAAATCATGATGAACATGGTCTTGCCTGCTATGTCGATGTTCGAACAGCAAGGTATCCAGTTTGACATGAAGAAATACCTGAAGACGGTCGCCAAATACTCCAATATCGAAGAATTGAACGACATTGTAACGCCCATTGACCCGGACAAGTTGAACCAGGGCGTCGAGCCGTATCCCGGTAATAACATGATGCCCAAACGATCTCCAATGGGGCCACCACGACAGTACGAACACATCAATGTGGCAGGTGGACCATCACCAGAAGCCAAGAATCAACAACTGGCCCAGGCAGCACTTAGTGGCGCTATGTCACCTAGTCCACCCAACGCGCCAGCCGCACAGGGCGGCAACCCAAGGAGCCAGTAATGCCAGCACAGAGCACATTGTGGAGGTACAACCCACATACCGATCAAGTGGAACAGTTCGAGAAGCCTAAGAGTCGAGTCCATCGGGCAAAGTGGCCGATTTATTCAGATCGTGCTGGAGTAAACCCGCATCAGATACCAGAGGCCGAAGCAACAATGAAAAACCTTGGCGTGGAAACCAAGTTTGATGAGCGCACCGGATGCGCCATATTTCGGGATGCGAAACATCGCAAGGCACACTGTGAGGCAATCGGGATTTACGATCGCAATGGCGGATATTCCGATCCGATGCCTCAATAACACAGGAGAATGAACGTGGCCAAGGACGCAATTACGGAAACTCCAGGCGAACCAACCACAGAAACTCAGGAAGGTTTACCCGAGCATGATCGAATAGAGAACCAGCCGGGTGAATATGATATAAGCCCGCCCGAAATGGTGGCTCCACCGTCGGGCGGTACTGGCACTCAGGATGCTCATCCTGGCGCCACAGGCAAGCCTAGTTATGCCGACATTGCTGATGAAGGTATTAGCGATTCAGGCGTTAGCTCTGCACTTGCCGAGCAGGCCCGTAGCTATGGGATTACTGACGCTGAGATTTCCAATCTCGACGCCAGTGCCCTGAAAACAGTTATGGGTATATATGACCGGTCCATTGCCGAAATGGGACGTGCTGCAATGCACCAGCAGCAAAATTGGCAAGGGCCACCGCAGGAAGTACAGGATCAGTTAAATCCACAAACGCAGCAGTTCCAGCAGCCATCAGATCAACAGTTGCTTCAACAGCAGCCACAATCTGATGACTCGCAGCAACAGCAGCAGACGTGGGCACTGACGAAGTACGAAAAAGAGCTGGATGATACTTGGGATGAAGAAGTAAAGGATTACCTCGAAGGGTTATCCGAACATCAACATCAAGTCAACCAGCAAGTAATGCAACAATTGGGACATCTACAACATGGCTTTAACATGACATCAGCGGGCAACGATGCCGCTGAATCTGAACGTTATGAGAAAGAAATGGACGGATTTTTCGATACTCTCGGAAACGAATGGGTCGGAGTATTCGGTGGTGGTCCCATGCGTGAACTCCCTCCTGGTGAAACGCGAGATAATCGCAATAAGTTCGCTGAGGAGCTGGGATCGTTGATGGCGGGCGATATGCAGTACGGAAGAGAGGCTATGCCTTTCGACCAACTGCAGAAAAGAACCCTTCATTCAGCGTTCGGACAACAACTGCTAGAAATCGAGCGCGGAAATATCGGCAAACACGTGAGGACACGCCGCAAGCAAGGTCTTCCTCGCCCCAGTGGCAAGGAAGGGTCTTCGATGACGGGGCGTGAAGCCGCCGCAAAACTGGCGAATGACTGGTATGCCGATCGTGGCATGCAGCCAACACCAGCCCGCATGCCGATAGACATCTGATGCTTGACTAACATAGGAGATTGCCAGTAATGGCTGACCTTGATGCCAAATCTATTGCGGATCTGGTAGCGTCAACCTTGGACGAGTTGGGGCGGATGAAGTTCCAGCAAATTGCCCAGAATCTGCAAGATTACGAGGTGTTTAGCCACTGGTTCAAGCGTGACAAAGTAGCCTTCGACAGTGGAATCGGTATCCAACGGACACTGATGAACAAACTGTCGGGTGCTGCCAAACACGTGGGTCTGATGGAAACCGATACCGTCAACATTACTGACGTGATCGATCAACTGACGATTCCGTGGCGTCACGCACAGACTTCCTGGGCTTTTATTTACCAGGAAACTCTGATGAATCGCGGTGAAGCACTGGTCTTTAACGTGATCGAACCGCGCCGCGCTTCAGCCTTGATCGACTTGGTTGAGGAACTGGAGAACAAGGCGTGGGCGAGTCCCGCCAGCGGAAATGTCACCGAACCGTATGGGATTCCATATTGGATCGTGACTAATGCCAGCACGGGATTCAACGGGGGTTATCCCTCCGGTCACAGCACTATTGGTGGTGTAAATACGGACGACTCACCGACGTTCAAAAATTACACCTTCCAATATACCAATGCCACGAAGGCTGATTTGGTGAAAAAGCTGAGAACCGCGCACCGTAAGTGCGGATTCAAAAGCCCCATCACCATTCAGGACTATCGTGGAAGCATGGGACAGCGTTACCGACTATATGTCAATGAGGCCACCATGGTCTCACTTGAAGATATAGGCGAAGCGCAAAATGAGAATCTTGGTCGAGACTTGGCCTCGATGGATGGAACTATCGTTTTTAGAAACCATCCGATCGTATGGGTGCCCAAACTCGATGCGGATTCGACGAATCCTGTGTATGGCGTAGACCACAGCACGTTCTATCCCGTCTGTTTGTCGGGAGACTATCTGAGAGAGAGCGAAGCAAAACCCGCTCCCAATCAGCACAACGTGTTCCAGGTTTTTGTTGACCTCTCGTACAACTATTTGTGCGTTGATCGACGCAGGAACTGGGTGGGATACGTATAGAACCTTTCGTGCATTGGGTGCGCGTTCGTAGCGCGCACCCAATGCTTTTAATTCCCAGTGGCGACATTGAAGTCACGAATGTCTGGGCCGGGGGCGGCCGTTTTTCCAGTGGGTGTGTTACCCGCAAAAAGGCGGCGCGGTTTGGTAGCTGCGCCACAATGCTTTCTATGGACGGTGATAGTTATGACAAATGTAGTTCAATATCGAGATCGCTCGGATACCACCAGAGGACCTAGCCCGGTTATATGGGCCGACTGTCCTTGGGCAGACATTCAAAATCAGACAGGCCAGGGATCTGGCGGATATAGTTTTTGGGATGATTTCACCAACGCGTCGAAGACCGACGCCGGTCTTCACGAAGGTGCGGGCGAGTCAGCCGGTGGACCGTACATTTTCTACGGTGACACTGGTGTCGTTATGAAAACGCAAGCCAGCACAACCGAGGGAAATGCCATCGGCGGTGTCCTTCAGGTTAGCGGAAATGACGCCGACAACGATGAAGGATCTCTTAGCACGGGTTCACCGGCATTCATCGTCAGCGATACCACGGCGTATGCCAAGAAGCTCTGGTTTGAGGCACGTATCAAGTCGGTAACCGTGGCAGATAATGGAGTGGCCCAGTTCATTGGACTCGCCTGGGATCACGGGAGTCAGGTGTCGGTTGCTGGCGCGGAAGCGCTGGTGGACAACACGGGCGCTCTGGGCGCGTTCTCGTACCTTGGATTCCACGTTGATGCCGCAGATGGCGATTCGTGGGACTTCGTTCACAAGGCAGAGGGCCAAGCGCAAACCGTGCTTATCTCCGGGGTCGATACGGCTGTCGCGGATACCTATGCGAAGTTTGGGTTTGTGTATGATCCAGGCGAGGTGGATGCCAAGCAGATCAGAATCTACGTGGATGGTGCAGAGCAAAGCACATACGGCACGGCGACCACCATCGCTACTGCGACATTCCCTGACGCCGAAGCAATGGCTCCGACTTGGGCGACCAAAGTGGGATCAGCAGCAGAGCTTCTGTGCTCCCTTGACTGGTGGAGAGTAGCTCAGTTGGGTTAAAGACGCAGATTGGCAGGTGAGGCGTAAAATCCTTGCCTGAAATTATACCCGGTGGATGCCGCTCATTTCACACTCGCCTTCTTGCATCCACCGGGTTTTTATTTAGTCGTAACGGAGCGTGACAATGGAAAAAGAACAGTTCCCAGAAATTCCAGAAGTGGAAGCGGCTGCTATTCGCAATGGCCTTATGCTGACAGACCAGCAGGAAATCCCCCTGCTCATGCAGCAAATCTATTGGAAGTTCAAGCGGCACTGGGATCATGTTGCCCACGGAATGCAGATGTCACTAACAGCCATATGCTTCCTTGTTCAGACATATTGGAACTCCGAAAAGTTGGAACCTCCAAGTCCTAAAAAGAAAAAGGCTCCAGTCCGAAATAACAATTCACAGATTACTGAGGCAATGACAAAGTTTGCCGATACCGAGCACGATGCCGATGTACTGGCATGGTGGAGAAATCATTGGCGTAAATCCAAATACCAGGGCCTCACCTCTGATGGAAAGCTCGTTCGAGTCGTCGTTCAAGATGGCACAGCAGAAGAAAGAGAGCTTAAACCTAATCACGTGAAGGTCGCTTTAGTGGAGCAAACTGTTGGCTGAACCCACACTTTCTCTGAAATACAGCACGCTGCGAGAGCACATCGGCTACATGCTGGGCTTTGGCCGTACTTCCGGCAGCTGGACCAGTAATGAGTCGGCTGACATTAACTACGTGCTGGATCGCGGACTGGCTATGTTTTATCACCCCGAACCACTACCAGGGGAAGGCAATGTAGCGCACGAATGGAGCTTTCTCGAACCGGAAACAACTTTCCAGATTTGGCCTACCACCACTTATACGGCTTCTGGAGATCCTGATGGTGGCACAACACTGACGGCCACTGCCGGAAGCACCGATTTTATTACCGGAACGACGATGGTGGGAAAGACAATTACTTTCACAACCAGTGGAAACACCTATACCGTCGCTTCCGTATCCAGCGCGACTGTGCTGATCACGACCGGAAGCATGAGCGGTAACACCAGTGGCGATACATTCAAAATCACGTCGGATGGCAATTATAACCTTCCCGATGACCATGGTGGTTTTGCTGGCGATGGGAGAATTCATTATGCCGAGGACGACAACAGCTTTTATTCGATGGAGATCACCAGTTCCAGTCGGGTCTTATCATCCAGACAACTAAATGTTGGATCTGTCGGTCCCGGCAATCGCCCTTCGTTGGCAGCCGAACGGCCTACTAATGCAAGGTCAGCTACGCAAAGCACTCGCAGCGAGTTGATGGTTTGGCCCGCGCCCACGGGGACCTACACATTGCATTATCGTTACCACGCGTTGCAGGACGCCTTAACAAGTGACCTTTTCCCGATAGGTGCCAATCAGCATTCAGAGACGATTTTAGAAGCATGTCTGGCTGCAGCCGAAAGTCACATCGGGGACAACCAAGGAAATCACAATCAACGGTATATGCGACTGCTATCGGCCAGCGTGTCGCGAGATCGAAACGCCTTTGCCGCTCATAAGCTGGGTTATAACGCCGACCGCAGCGAAGGGAGTGGCGGGCGCCGCCGTTACTTCGAATCCGCTACCTATAACGGTGTTGAATACTTTGGAGACTAATTTATGGCCACTGAAGCCCAACAGATGAAAGCCGCTGTAAGCACGGTGGCGACTTCTACCTCATTCACAGCAAAAACACCCACTACAACTAAGCCGAGTGGTGGTAATGGCGTCGTGGATTTGTTCGCGCTCGATACTGGACAAAGCCAGGGTGCCCACGTGCCGGATCATATGGTGGTCAAACCGTATGGTACGGATGCCAATAATGAGACCTTTGATATGCGTGTCTGGGGTTGGAGCCGCAATGTCAACGATTCGAGTTCGACGCCTACCTGGGAGCCATTCTTGATCATTGAGGTTAATGTCATTTTGGGGAATATCTCAACTACGGCAAGGGAAAGCGCCACTACATATGACGCAGATACAATTACTGCCGAACGTGGCGATACGGAAACCGTGAGGATCGTATCTCCGGGTGATGACCTGTCAGCGTATTTTATAGCGGACATAACTGGATGCGAACTGATTGAATTCGATTTTGACATGACCGGAACCGCTGGCGCTAACGCTTTGTATAGATTTATTTAATGCCCTCTACACGAAATATCGCCGGTTCGATTCGCCAGCGACGTGGTGCGACACGTCTGTTCAAAAGACGGACTAATCCACTGGCGTTGCGCGATACTCAATTGTTTTTTCTGCCAGAAGCACACACGGCCAGTACCGGTGGTGCCAGACAATACACTTTAGCCAATTCCGAATCTCACAGGCGTGCCAACGAGGCAACGTTCCGTACTGGCGGCGGTGATTTCATGGTTGGGGCGTTCGTTTATTCTGATAGTCATTCTGGCTCCTCGAATGATATTATCCTGTGTTTTGGAGGAGGCAGCGTTTTCACGACGGGGACTAATGCTGATTACGCACTCATTCTGTCAGCTAGCAAGCCGAGAATGTATGTCTACGACCTGACATATGCCATTTGGGGGTCCGCACTAAATCTAAACACATGGTACTTTGTCGCGGGTTGGTACGACTCCGTAGGAGATAAAATCTATGTGTCTGTAGATGGTGGCACCCCCACAAGCACCAGCCAGTCAAATGGTGCTACAGATGGAGCGACTTATTTTCATGTGAGTGGCCGTTCCACGTCGGCAACTAAAATGTTCGATGGTCGGATTGCCAGGGCGTTTCTGCTAAAGCCTCCAACGGCTCTGGGGGATGGTTCTGCCGGGACTCTGGCAAAAACAATCATCGACAGAATGGTGGATGGAGGCACTGGCCTCACGTGGGCTGAAATATCGCTACAGGAACGCACAGATTGGGGACTTACACCTGGAAATGGCGCTTTTTATATCGGCAATGAGGCAAGCGGCAATCTAACCGATTCGGTCAACAGTAAAGATTTAACTGATACGAATACCGTGACGACTGCCGCTGGTCCAGGCTCTGGGGACGCCGCTGACGGCGATCCGTTAGATGGAATAACGGATCTTACTATCAATGCTAAACAATACGTGCAGGCAACTCGTTCCAAACAGCCGCAATTTTCAGAGAACCAAGCTCTGGTGGGTGGGAAAAACTGCCTGCTGTTCAGCGGGGGCCAGCTGTTGGCCTTGGCTGCTGACTATCTGACGGGCACCGAAGGATTGGTCTCTATGTCGATTCATCTCACCTCGCTTACAGATAGCGCTGTGGCATTTTCCGGCTCCAATAATGCAGATGATACCACCGGTTCAATCAAAATTATGCCCTATGAGGATAGCAGTAATCCTAATGTGCGACTGGAGCACCGTGGATCAGGGGACGCCGATTCTGTTCGTGGCAGCACGACCATAGCGATCAACACGACCTACGTGTTGACATGGACCAGTGATGGATCGTCATACAGCTTTTTTGTGAACGACGCAGCTGAAACCGAAGCGGCGGCGGCTGGAAGCCTCTCTGGAGATTGGTGGGGGGATATTACCAGCAAAGATGTGTCATGTATCGGATGCTTCAAAGCCAGCAGCGAAAACGCTCATATGACCGGCTACATACGTTGCTTAGTTGCATGCAGCAATGCAAACTCCTCACGCTATAAGAGCTTGATTCGGTGGCTAGCGCATGACGCGGGAGTAACTCTAGCTAAATGAGCACCAAAACAACAACACGGTTTAATCGGAGATGGAGGGCATTCATTCCGGTGTCTCAGTTGACCGAGGCCAATCTCGCATATCGCGATGCCATGGACGAGCGAGTTGATCCGTTAACTGCAAACAGCGGTGTGATGGTCATCAATATCGACGATAGCGAGAGTACCGCAGCCCGCGCTTACCTCTTAGACGTGCAATGCACGGACGATGAATACAACCGTCTGGAGGCCGCTATGAGCAGCCAGGGCGTTAGCCCCGTTCAGAGGAGAAAATTCACCACGCACGAACTGAGTGTGGATGATCAGGAACAGCATCTTTCCGACGCTGGATTTAAGCTCAAACGGTAAGTTGCTGACATTTATAACCTAGCATAAAGGATGGATTCTATGCCAACTGCAGGACACAGTGCTAATGGTGTTGTTTGTAAGGACGACCGTAATGACGTGATTATGTTACATGGCATCACGGTCCCAACCGATGGCGGATCAGGCTTTGCCGTGGGCTGCCTGTTTATTCATACTGATGGCGGTGCCGGGACAGCCCTGTATTGCAACGAAGGAAGTCGCACGAGTTGTGATTTTGATGCCGTAACTGTCGCATGATTGAACGCTTTGCACGCGATCTAAAACTACTTCGGATTGAACTGGACCGCGCTACGATCGAACTTCAGGAAGTCACACGTAGATACCATGAGCTTACTGGTATTTGCGAATATCTGGAGCGTGTAGTTAATCGCGGCACCGTACAAGATGAAGACGGTTCCGACAGTGACACAGACTAATGACCCAATACTGTGCGCTATATGTATGTAATCACAGAGGTAAACCACAATGCCTGTTGGTGCGAGTAGCAGACGACAGTACATTAACCTGCAAATGCCTTACAATGGCATTGTAAAGAAAACTGAATTTCAGAAATCACCTCCATTTACAACCTATGACGCCCAGAATGTCATCCCATATGAAAGCGTGGATGGAAGGCGTCGATTAGGATCTCGCCCCGGCTTGGCCTATGATGGAAGTGATACGGGTGGCGATGTGCGTATGCTCGCTCGTATGGAATACATCGATACCTCTGATAATAGTCTCGAAGACAGGCTCATACAGATAGGCGAAGACGGACAGATTTACAAAAGTACATCAAATGGGGGAACTACGTTTTCCGCTAATAATAGTGGCGACCTCCGTTTTGCTACGGATCATCATCTGATGTCCGTCTGGCGAAATGGGCTGATGTACATTGCGGACTATGATCTTACCGGCCCCAAAGCATTTGGTACTAATGGGACTGTTACGGGCACTTCGTTTGACAGTACGACTTATGGCAACTGGACCACAATCGGAATCAATAAAGATGATTACGTGGTCGTCATCGACAGCGCGAGTGAAGAGGGCGCTGCAGTCGGAGTCTATGAAATCAACCTTGTTGCTTCTGGGGCTATCACTTTGGCCAGCAGTCCTGGCAACGATACCAATATAACATTTCGTGTTGTCAGGTGCCCCAAGATTTACGATCCCAATGCGGGGATTGTTACGCGACACATCGCCAGTGCAGATAAGGGGGGCGTACCATGCGGCCATCCGTGTATCGCGTTATTTCGCGATAAAATCTGGTATGCAGGGGGCCCTGATGCTCCGCACAACGTGCATGGCAGCAAAAGTGGCGATCCTCTCGACTGGGATATTTCTGC